CCGGATGTCTTACCCACTATTCCAGCACCGCCCGCGCCGTCATAGTTTGGGTTTAGTGTTATATTGCTGCTTGTCGATGTTCCTAACAGCAAATTGCCAGTAATCTGCGAATTAGATACTTTTAAGTTTCTAAACGTTGCACCGTTAGCGTCGATGGTCTGTGCGCTGATACCGTTAGCCACAATAGTATTAACGTCCAGCAAATCTATATTCACTTTGCCGTTAGATGCTATCAGTGTCTTTTGGCCGCTGTTGGTCTGCACTACAAACTTGTTAGCCGTTATAACTATCTTTTCGTTTGTAATGTCTATACCAGTAGCCAGCAGTCCGCAGTGCTGCATGATGTCCTGCACTGACGGGCAAACACCGCCCATAACCACGCCAACAGCCCACACACTCCAGCGGCCTCTTACGCAGTTAATGCCGATAGTTCCAGTATCTACGCCGCTGCTGTCAGCCATAAGGCCGCGCACTATCTGACGGGTAGCGTAATACTTTCGCCAGCCGTTACCCAAATCTGTAAAGTCAGCCGTAGCCGTGTCTACTGCTGCTACGTTTTCCTGCCAGCCGCCAAAACGCAGACGCTTTGCGTCGCTACCCTCTTGCACGCTGTAGCCGTCTTCGCAGCGACAAATAACAAACCACGTCGTTACTTTGCCTACCAGTTCGTTATAGTTATTCCCAGCTGTGAATTGCAGCTGAAAGTCTGCATCTTCGTTATGGTTTATTAGTACGTGGTCGCCAAATGTCGGGTCTGCGTGCTGGTCTACTTGGTCGGTGCAATAGGCACTAACGCCGCTGCCGTCGATGGCGCGCGGATTCAGTATGTAGTTTTTCCAAAGCAGTTCGTCGTCGGCTCCGGGCATCCACGCCGTAGCATCTTCGCCGCGCTCTATCTTGTACCAGTTCACTACTACGCCGTAGCTTCGTGTGCCGCCCGAAGCTGTGCCACCCCGGTAGTGCATATAGGACATAATGTTATATTCTGCTGTTCTGTCAGCAGTAAACGTTACGCTTTTTGTCTGTACGCCGGTAGATGTTATTTCTATAGTTCCCTTTGTCTGCCAGTCGCCTACGGCCTGCGCATTTCCGGCGTTTACGTCGGCCTGCGTAGCCCACCGCCAAATATAGCAGCGTAGTGACATGTTATTATTATACGCGCCAGCTGTCAGCATACCGTTTGCGCTGAAAGTGTACTTTTGTCCGGCTGTCAGCCTCAGCGTGCGCATAGCGAAGCCGTAAAGCGTCGATGTCTCGTTAATCAGTGAAGACGCTAACAAGTTGCGCCCGCCTTGATTATCCAGCACTTTGTTAATTCTCGCGCTGATGGTGTCGGCTGTCTGTGTCAGCTGTGTGCCAGTGGCGTAGTCGCCTTCTATGGTAGCCACGCGCGAAGACAAGCCACTGGCCATTTGTGACACGGTGCTGACATTCGTATTAAGGCTGTTTATAGAAGACGTGTGGCTGGCTACGGTTGTACTAAGCCCGTCGGCTGTCAGTTCCAAAGCAGACACGCGGCTGGTTACGCTGGTTAAGCTGCTGCCCAGCGTTCCCACGCTGCTGCCCAAACTGTTGATAGAAGACGTGTGTTCGCTGACGGTAGCACTTATTCCGTTTACCGTCGTTTCCAGTGTACTGGTTCTGTCGCTTATGTCTTCTATGCTGTCGTCTAAGTCGCTTAACGTCTCTGTGTGTTCGCTGACGGTAGCACTAATTCCGCTAACGGTCTGTGTCAGCGTAGCTATAGCCGTGCTGTTGCCGCTGGCCGTGCTGCTTACTGAAGACAGACTGCTTTCTATTTGCCCGGCTCTGATTTGTAGCGCGCTTATAGAAGACGTGTGGCCGTCTACGGTGTCGCTTATATCCTCTACGCTGGCAGTAATGCTTTCTGCTGTCGTTTCCAGTGTGCCTATGCGCGTGCTGTTGCTGCTGGCCGTAGATTCCACGGCGGTAACTCTGGCCGTTATACTGGTCGCTGTCGTTTCCAGCGTGCCTACGCGGGTAGTCAGCCCGGAAAGGTCGTCTTCGATGTCTGACACGCTGGCTGTAATATTTGTAGCCGTCGTTTCCAAAGTGCCTACACGGGTAGCTATACCGTCGGCTTTATTGTCTACTGCTGTCACGCTGGCTTCTATGGCAGTGGCGCGCACTTGCAGCTGTCCTATGGCCGTGCTGTTGCCGCTTGCTGTAGATTCCACGGCGGTAACGCGCGAAGTAATGCTTTCAGCGGTTACTTCCAAAGTACCTACGCGCGTGGCTATGCCGTCGGCTTTTTCGTCTACTGCTGTCACGCTTGCTTCGATGGCAGTAGCACGCACTTGCAGCTGGCCTATAGCTGTAGCGTTTCCGGCGGCTGTAGTTTCAACAGCAGACACGCGCGCTGTGATACTTTCGGCTGTCACCTCCAAAGCACCTACGCGCGTCGTGTTGCTGTCTACTTTATTTTCCACGCGCTGCACTTCCAGTAAGATATGCTGCGCTGTCTGTTCTATCCTGCTTTCGTAGTACGTGTATTCGTTCAGCGTCAGCATTACGTCGTGAATCAGCATAACGCCGTTAGTGGCTATAGTGAAGTTACCTGTGCCACTCCAGTAGCCCGTAGCCTCAACATGTATATATTCGTTATCAGCTGTCAAAGCCTCGCTGTACGACAAAGCAGTGAATGTGTCGTAGCCCGTCGTAGTCTCTCCGGCTATGCTAATAGTCAGGGTTCCGGCTTCCAGCACTTTCACATACATAGACACGTACACTGGCACGGCCTGCTTTTTGCTGTTCACCGTCTTTATTTCGGGTGTCTTCGCGTAGTCAGCGGCCAGCTGCACCAGTTGGCTGTTAGCGATACGTACCACGCCCAGCCCGTCGTCTGTAGTCCAGCTTGTGCCGTTTCCCAGCTTGTTAGCCAGTGGCGACTTATTAGCCCATACATACTTAGTACCCACTTTGAAGTAGCGCGTGCTGGCGTTACCCTGCCAGCCGTTCAAGTCAGTGGCAAAGCTGCCATTTGTCAGATAGTTGTCTTTGTCGGTAGCTGTGCGCACCGTCTCACTTATAACGCTGGTAATTTTACCGTCTATCACTTGCAGCAGACTGCGCCCGTCATTCAGATAGAAGTCGCCAGTAAATACGTTTCCGTGTGGGCTTATGCGCGTCTTCTGTCTGCCAGTCAGTCTATAGCTGTTAATGCCTTGATACTGCGTAATAGCTGGCGCGTCTGTGCCTACGGCTGACAGCATAATAGCGTGCTGGCGTTCTGTGTCTGTACGGTTTCCCAGCTGCACTACATGGTCGCCTGCTGCTGGCGCGTCGCTGCTGGTCTCGCAGTCGCTCTTTGACACGTCTATATAGTCTTCGCCTACTTCAGTAACCAGTCGCCACCAGTAGCGATTTTGCACATTTTGGTACACTCCGGCCTTAATATTGAATGTCTGACAGCGTGCTTGGTCGCCAGCGCGCCAGTAGTTCATAGTGGCTGTAGTGCCGTCGTCGTTCTTAATGGTACACCGCCAAAAAGTGCCTTTGTCTTCCACGGCTGTAATAACGCTGCCAGCACCGCTTAACAGCAGATTACCACCTACATAGCTAAGACGGCGTATTTCCAATTCCTCAAAGATGGCCTTAACTCTTACCAGCAGCTTGTCACACTCTATTACCCACATGCCGCCAGCATCTTGGTATGCACCTATTCCAGTGCCTAACATGCCGCCAGCCGTCCAGTCGGGTGTCTTCAGCCACGCAAAGATAGCACCGCCCAGCAGCTTCAGCAGATACCGGGTTTCGTCTTCAGTGTCTTTGCGTAGAAATGTGCCTATCATTTTGGCTACGGTCATAATGGCCGTGTCGTCAGCCTCAACAGCAGCACCGCTTTGGATAGCGCGCACTATCTTAGCGTCACCCAGCCACATGCCACGCACCAGCGTAATAAAGTCCTCAAAGGTTATCTTTCCTTTGGCTACGTCGTCATGCAGCTTTGATAAGAATTTCTTTTCAGCGCGCTTTTCCGATTCCTCTATTTTGCCGTCGATTTTCTTCCAGTCCGTGCTGTCAGCCGTCAAGTTCTTAGCCAGTGTAGCTAAGTCTGCCGTCTTCGCGTGGTCTGCCTCTCCTACTCTGTCAGCAGTCTGCGCGTGTATAGCCTCGTTAGCACTGGCCGCGTGGTCTGCTTCGTCTGCACGCTGTGCGTTCACGGCTACGTCTGCGTGCTTCGCGCGTTCAGCTTCAGCAGCATTTGCGGCTGTGTCAGCGTTTTGCGCGTGTACGGCTTCGTCGGTTAAGTTGGCGCGTTCTGCCAGCTTCGCTTTTCCGGCTTCGTCTGCATACTTCGCGGTTCCGGCTTCTTCTGCATACTGCACGCTGCCAGCTGGCGTACTGCCGCCAGTGCTGCCGCCGCCCACGTTGTTTATAATGGTAGTGCTGCCGCCGCCAGTTCCTTTGAAGTTCTCGCTACGGCCTTTACCGGGAATAATATACGATATTACTTTTACGTCTTTCATTCTTCAAAAGTTATCATTTGCACGGTTGCAGTGTCGTTTGCAAAATCTATTTCTCCGCCAGTCTGCACAAAACGCTGGCCGGGCTGTGTTTTATCGGTTATAATGTCAGCTGGCAGCAAAGCCGGGTTTTGGCGAAGTTCTTGTGACAGCCTCACCTTTGGCACTTCGTACTGGCTGATAATACGGCGCAAAAGCATTTCTTCCGGCCTAACGTATCTATGTGTCACGCCCTCATACAAATGTGCTTCTATATATTCGCCGTTAAGCATAACCTTACTAAAACATGCGCCGTCGTTATTGTAGCTGCTTATCTTCGCTTCTATTTCGTCTAACTCATTGATAAAGTCAGCGTTCACTTCGTTGGTATAGATGCGGTCGCCGTTTTCGTCTGCTGTCACGCTGCCGTTATCCATAATGTCATACGTCAGCTTCAGTGTTTGCAGTGCTATGTTCTGACTGGCTCCCACGATAGCAAATTCCACACTACCTTGCAGCTGTTCCAGTATAGGCACGGCAAAGCAGTCTACTGCACCCAGCGCGGCTATTTGCTCCGGCGTGGCACGCTGCTTTGCGTCGCCGTTTTCGTCTATGGTTATACTGAAGTTGCACGCCGTCGTCTGCCAGTTTGTGCCGTTCCAGTATTTTTCACCTATGCGAAGTATGCAGTACAAGTCTGCTGTAGTGCCTTTTCTTACATTCCATGCACTTACAAAGTCGGTAGCACTCTTTATTTCTATCTTTATCCAGCCGTTTGGGTAGCTGGCTTCCGGCGTGGCGTTGGCAAACTCTAAAAGACGCTTTTCTTCCATGCGCACGTAGAATTTTACCCACGTCCAGTCGCCGTTAGTTGGGTCTCTGTAGTCGCCGCGCCCTTGTCCGTTAGATAGAATAATGATATAGTTCTTCCAGTTCCATTCACTGCTAACTAACTGGTCGTCCGGGTAAACCATTTTATAGTCGTCTTCTACGTTACCAGTGTTAGCCACCTTTTCCGTGTGACCCTCGCTAAGATAGTCAATAGATGCCACGCGCCAAAAGAAAGCACCGTAGTTTGATTGTGTCGGCAAAGCGTACAGATAGCCGTCATTTACGCCTATTGGGTGCTGATAGGCTGTAACGGTGTCTTTCAGTGCTATAGGTTCCACGGCTTCGCGTATAATTTCGCCGTCATGCTCTCGCGCTGATATATACGCGATTCTCTCACCGCCTACCGTGTAGCCAGTCGGCTTAAACTGGTTTATCTTCCATTTGATACCGTTCAGCATCTTACTGGCGCACCGTCTACGCTTATAGTGTTCGCCGCTGCCGGGTGAATCTGCCGTAGGTGGGTTGTCGTACTTCACATATTCCGCGTCAGTTTCCCACTGCTTCACCACTGGCAGCGCGCCCTTGTCTTCGTTTGGCAGAATGGTTTCGCTGTTGCTGCTGCCTGCTGCTGAATAGTTAGATACCTTGATAGTGGCTTTGTTATAGCCGCCTAACAAGTCTAACGTGTGCTGGCTACCATGATAGCCTATAGCTTGCACGCTCTTATAGTCGGCTCTCACGGCGTTAGCCTCAACCAGCGGCAAAGAATCACTGATGCTGTAAGCGTCGTAGTAGTCTTTATAGTTGTAGTCTACAAACCACAAAGCACCCTGCCAGTCGCAAAGCGTTAAGTGTGCAAACCTACAAATTTCTTCCAGTATTTGCAGCCAGTTCATTGGCTTGCTTTCTTCGTCGAAAAAGTTCTGTTCTGATATTTGGCAGTCGTTACGCAGCAGCGCATTTTCGCCGTATGCTTCGCGGCTGATGGCAAACGTATGCGGAATATATACGCTGCTATAGCGGCCTGCTGCCAGTGTCAGCGCGCGGCCTATCAGACTGCGAAGACTGACAAAGCCGGGCTTACCGTCCTGCCCTGCCACTTTGTACGGTATCTGTTCCAGCACATTCACCGCGCTTTGCACTTCGATGTCTAACGGCTGTGTGCCGCCGCTGTAGTCCTGCGTGAATTCTTCCGGCCTTACAAAGCCACACCAGCGCACGCCGCCCGGTTCGCCACTTCTCGCCAGTTCTATAAGCGTAACGCGGTACTGCTGCCACCCGGTAGCAAACAGCTGGCGTAATTCCTCGCCACCCACTACGCTGACGGTTCCAGTGGAAAGCCTCAACGGTGTATATATGAAAGCGTCGTTATTAATGCTGATAGTAAGCGGTTCCGGCGCGCCAGTAAGTTCTACTGGTACGCCGCTGTAGCCGCTTTCCTCTATCTCTACGCGGTATTTTCTGCCGCGAAGTGATGCAAATGGTATAGTATATTTTACTGCGTAACTCATAAAAATGGCTTTATATTACCGCCTGCCAGTGGCTCTTTGCCCCCTCGATTACGGTTTCTTGGCTTGTTTCTTGTAGTTCTCCATAAGCAGATATAGCGTACTGCCACGCAGCGCGCCTATAATGCGCTTACCGTCAAAGCTGCCACGTAGCATGTCGCTGTTTATGGCGTTCCACAAACGCTTTTGCTGGCTACCGTTTAATATCATTTCGCCAGCATTGACCCGCGCCAGCTGTAAATCATTAATGCTGCTGCCACCTTGTACCACGCCACCGCCTGCAAACTTAGGAATAGCAGCCATTAAGCCCAGCACGGCACTGATAGCAGCTGCCACGGCCAGCAGATTAGCCGGGAATGGTAATTTAGCGGCACTGGCTCCGGCTGAAGACGCTGCACTGGCAGTATTTGCGGCCACGTCTGTAGTAGCCTTTGCCACGGTTGCCGCGCCTGCTGCTTGGTCGCTGGCTATAGCCTGCGTGTTGGCGGCTACCTTTTGCGCGGCTGTCGTCTGCGTCATGGCAGCTTCAGCGGCCTGCGCTTTCTGTAAAGTCTCGCTGGCTTCAGTCCATGCGTTCACTGCGTCGATAATGCGCAAAAAGCCGTCTACCGTCTGCGTCATGGCGTTCCAAATGGCGGCTATCTTTTCCCACGGGCTTGCGTCTTCGTCGGAAAGCGTATCTGCTAAACCAGTCCACGCGCTTACGATTGTGTTTGTACTGCTGGCTAAGTCCTTTACGCTATTCCATTCTGTCTTTGCTAAGTCCTTTTGCAGTGCCTTAACGTCTTCGCGTACCTTTGCCAGTTTCAAAGCCTCATCCAAAGACGTGACTTTCTTCATTTGGTCTTCTATCTCTGCCGTCATGTCGCTGGCCAAAGACTTCATTTCTGCCAGCCGCTTCTTAGCTTGTTCAAGCTGGTATTCTATTTCGGTCTTCGCTATTTCGTCGGCTGTCAGCTTGTAGTCAAATGTTTTGTCACGTCCGGGCTGTTTGGCCAGTTCTGCGTTCATGGCTCCCACTTCCAAAGCCTTACGGTATTTCTGTATGACTTGTATAGTGTGCTTCTGTTCGTCTGTCAGCCCGTCGATGGCGGCGGCTTGGTCTATGAAGCGCGTCTGTGCTGCCAGTACCGCTTTGGCGTAGCTTTCTTCTGTCAGCGCGCCGTTAGCTTTCTTTCTGTCAGCTTCGGCTATGGTTTCCTTATAGCGCGCTTCAGCGTCTGCCAGTTCGCGCGCGGCTTTGGCTGACTTGTCGGCTTTTACTGCTGCTTCCAGCTTCTTAGCAAATGCAGATTCACGCGCGGCTACGTCGTCGCTACTGCGAAGCCTTAACAGCGTTTCTTCATTCAGCCGGGAAAGCTGCTGCTGGTATTCGTTTTCCGTAACCAGTTCCAGCCGCTTCTTTTCGTCAAGTTCACGCAGACTACGTGTATAGTCTTCTTGTGCTTTCTGTAGGTCGGTTTTTTGCTTGTTGTCGCCACCGCCGCCACCAGTACCGCCACCGCCGCCACCAGTGCCCCCGGTTCCACTGGTAACTACTACGGCGTTCATTTCCTTTGTCTTATCCTCGATATAGTTGTTTAGCGTCGTCACATTGGCTTGCAGCTTTGCCCACTTAGCCTTAAACGCTCTGTAGCCGCTTGGGGATGCTCCAGCCTCACGTATAGCGTCGTTTTCAGACATACCCATAACGCGCTCGTTAAAGTATGCAGCAGACACGCCTTTGCTGGCGTTCTTTTCAAAGTCTGACAGCTGCATTTCCGCGTCTGCCAGCTTCGTACTGGCGGCTTGTATCTGTGCTGCCAGCTTCAGCTTTTTGCAGTAAGCGTCCAGCGCGTTAGTATTGTCGTTTATCAGTTTGCCCTCTTGTGTTAGGCTGGCGTGATAGTCAGGCACTATTTTCTGTAAGTCCGCTATAGCCTGCTGGCGGTTCTTGATGGCCTGCGTATTGTCGTGTACTATCTTAGACAGCGCGGCTATTTTGGCGCGTTGCTCGTTTTCGCTCTGTGTGGCTTCTTTCTCTATGTCCTTGATAACGTCACGCGCTCCGGCGGCTTCGCGTATCAGTGAAGAAATTTTGCTGATGACTTCCACTATTACGGTCATAAGCAGCATAGGCCAAACGGTACTCCATATAGTCTTCATGGCTGCTGCTGCTGTAGTAGCGGCTGCTTTTATCTTTATCATGGCCAGCTGCCACCCGGTAGCACTCTTAACGGCTGCTGCCTGCGCGTCCGCTGCTTTAGCGGCTTCAGTGGCTTTTGTTACGGCCAGTTCGTTGGCTTTCAGCTGTCGCTTCTTTGCTTCCAGCTGTACTTCGATGGCTAAACGCTGGTCTGCACTGGCCTTTTCCAGCTGTGCTTCCAGTGACTTGATTTGTTTTCGCAGTGTCAGCCCGGCGCGCTCTAAGGTATTTACCTTTGCGTGTGCTGCCTGCGCTTGTGCTGCCATTGTCATAAACGCAGTACCGCCAGCAGCCTGCCACTGCCGGAAATACTGGATAACCTTAACGCCTGCGAATATGGCCAGTATCTTAGCGGCCAGTGTGCCTAAATTCTCTGTGCAATATCGTATGAATCCAGTAAGTGCTTCGATAGGCGCAACAAATAGATTTTCGCCGCCTTGAAAGATTTCGATTTGAAACGCTTCCCATGCAGACGACAAAGAAGCCAGCGCGCTTTGCATACGCCCGCTGCCTTGTTCAAACATTCTTTCTGTCTCGCCGTAGCTGCTGGCCAGCGTGTCGTTAAGTTCTATAAACTTTTCGTAGTTGTTAATCAAAGCAGCTGCACCGCTGAAAGCACGCCGCCCAAACACGTCTGCTAAGTCTTGGTTATTCTTACCTATTCCGCTTTCGTATAGCTTCTTTAGCGTGCCTGCCAGCCCGTCTACTTCTATGGTCTGCTGGTTAATTTCCAGCCCGTATTTCTTCAGTGCTTTGGCTCCTTTGTCGCTTTCAGTGGAAAGCCCCATAAAGACTTGTTTCAAAGCCGTGCCAGCGTCCGCGCCCTTAATACCTACGTTTGCCAGTGTACCCAGCGCGGCGTTAGTTTCTTGGATGCCTACGCCGCAGTTCTTAGCCAGTGGCGCGGCGTTCTTTACGGCCTCTGCCAGTTCCAGTACGTTAGTGGCACTATGCGCGGCTGTACTGGAAAGTATGTCATTCACTTTGCCTAACTCGTCTACGCTCATGCCAAAGCCGTTCATGGTGTTAGTAGCCATGTCTGCCGCCTCTGCCAAACTGATGGCGTTAGCCTGCGCCAGCTGTAGCGTCTTAGACAAAGCGGCTGTAGCCTGCGTGGGTGTCAAGCCGTTACGTGTCAGATTCTCCAAAGCACTGGCGG